TGCCTTCTTCTTCTTCTTTTTCTTTGGAATGCCGTAAGTCATTACTTTGTCTCCGTCGTGTAACGCTTGCCGTTCCAAGTGAACGTCTTCTTGCCAGCTTTACGGGCCGTAGCGAATGCAGATCTAAAACTGCCCGCTGCAGCAGACTTCTTCTTGAACGTGTTGTACGTACCGGCCTTGGTCTTTACGCCGCCCGTTTTATCGCGTTGCATACTCAGAGCACGTTCGCGCGGGTTGCGGTTCGTGTTCCGTGGCGATGCATCAAAATCCATATTTGTTTTAGAATCGACAGATCCCCTGCTGCGGCCTGTTCGAGGGTTTTTAGGTGCAACCGGTCTTTTGGCTGCGGCTGTTTTACGCGCGGCCTGATTCTTAGCTTTCTTCTTTGCATCAGCTGTTTTTTTCGCCGCCGCTTTCTTGGCTTTTTCTTCTTTGGCCGCTTTCATTTTTGCGTCCATCCGAGCCATCGTTGCCTTGAGTCTGTCCTGTCGGCTTGTCGTGGCTGCTGCACGCTTCCTTGCGTAGGGTCTTCTCATCGCCATTTCTTAATCCTCACGAAAAACCCCCTCCGAAGAGGGGGTTAGAAGCTCTACTGAGCGGTGTCTAAGCAAATGACGCCAAAGTCTTCAACGCCACCGTTGTAGTCGCTGTTGTACTTAGGCTTGCGAAGACCAAAGATCTTGCCAATGGAGATACCGGCTTGGTTTGAGTAGTCGAAGGTATCTTCAACAACCTCAGGGTTGCCAATGTCAGCCATTGCCAGAGCTTGAGCGCCACAGAACAGAGCACGAGCACCAACTACGTTGGCGTTAGCGCCCCACTTGTAGCCTGCGGCACCAGCGTTGCCAGAGTTACCCGTCGTTGCACCAGAGGTGTCGAAGACGTGGCGGAACTCGTGGATCATCACGCCGTCAACCATCAAGCTGCTGGTTCCTGCGAACAAGCCGTTAGCTGGCCCACGTACACCCGCGTTGCGGACGTTAGCCAAGAAGTCGGAATCGAGCTTCAGGTCTGCCATCTGCTGGGGGGTGACGAACATGTGAAAGACTTCGTCGTTGCCTGCGCCACGCAGACCACGGATGAAGCTGTCCTTGGCAAATGCCTTGAGGTTCACAATGTCGCGGTACGCGATCTTGTCATCAGCGGTAACAGCGGTGGTGTCACCAGCTGCAAGCGTTGATGTACCACCAGCCACATCCACACGAAGGTGGCGGTTGGTAGTAGGCGCAGATACATCTGACGCAAACTCAAGGTCAACCAGTTCCAGACCAGTGGTGCCGGACGTAGTACGCAGGCCACCGTTAGTCTTGTGCGTGTACGCAATACCAGACAGCGTCAAGAACGCCAGCTGATCCATACGATCCGCCATTGCATAGGCAAGTGCGTCACGAGACTGCTCACGGAAGTTGACCACAGTTTTCTGATCAGTCAGTCGACCAGCGATGCGGTTTGCGAAACGTAGCTGATCTAACTCAATGGTCAGATCGTATGCACGCAAGGCTTCTTCATTACCTTCTAGCGTGTTATCGCCGGTCACACCGTCTCCGGTCATGTCCGCCAGCAACGTGATGATCGCCTTGGTACCTTTCTCATTCTTGGTGAGTTCGGTAATCCGTTGGATCATTGCGTTTTGTCCAGATCCTGCGAACTGGTTTACGAATGACAGGTTGCGTGCGACCTGCCAAAAATCACGGCTCCATGCCGTCAACTGCCCTGCTGAGAGGGTTCCAAAGTTCGTTAAAGCCATTATTAGCTCCTGTAATCGAATACACTAAAATTCGTACAACTTGTACGATATGTAGCCGTCTTTTGGAGCGGCTAATCCGTTTCCTCGTATCGTGAGGCGACGAACTAGCGTTGCTTTAACGAGGTACGACCTCGGAAGGTTTAACGCCTTTACAGGCGGTGTACGGGTTTAACGTGTACGGCACGATCTAATATCGTTTAGATGGACGTTTTTTGGAGAATAGTACTAAGTATACGATTCTGCAAACATTTTTATTACCACTTAACGCGGTTTGCCCAGTAGGCAGCAGACATACGCCCCTTAGCAATGTTGGCTCTGTGACGAGCTTTGAAGCTGGCGCGCTTTTTCTTCATTTTCTCCGACTCACCAGACTTAGGTTTGCCTGCAGTAGACGCACCTTGCTCACCAAACCGTATGGTTTTGACCTGATCGCCCTCTTTCGCCACGACAATGTGTGAC